AAAGACATAACATTATCAAATCAGCATCTAAACCATAAATAATTGTATTTGTATTATTATGATATGATTTATTATTTCTTATATAATCAAAAATTTTATGCTCTCCTTCACCTATTATATTTGACCCACTTACCATAATTTCAATATTTTTGTAACTTTTATGATTAGTAAAATGCTTAATAATAAATTTATTCAAATCTTGCATAAATCTAGTTCCAGGTGTAATATTACACGTATCCCATTTATCAATATTATTATTTTGAAACCAACTTTTATATCTTCGATTTCTTTGCTGCTCTAATTTCGCAACTGGAGCTATACCATCAAAAGCAATTATAATTTTGTTTTTAGGCTTTATAATATTTATATATTCTTCTATTTTTTCTGAAACAAATCTATATAGTTTATAATTATAATTAGTATCATTATTATAAACTATATTATTAATAGCATCATAAATAATAGAGTTACTATCAATATATAAATTATGAATATTAATAGCATCATTAGAAAATTGTTTTATTATACTTGAATGTCTTTTAATAAGTTGAACAAAATAATTAGGAATACCCATTTTATAATTATAAATAATATATATTAATATTTAAATAATTTATAAAATTAATTAAAAACTATTTGTAAAATTATTAAATTTGTATAATATAATATAATGAGCAAAGTAATATCAAATATTAATATTTATAAAGATATTGAGCAGAAAATTACTTTTTTAAAAGACATAATAAAAGAATCTTTTTCTGCTATGCAAAATTATAAAATTATGGATGTTATTTCAGGTAATGAATTAAATACAACAATTAATAGTTTTGATAAATTATCTGCTAATTTAAATGAATTGAATAAAAAATTAATGAGTGATATAAATATTGATTGTGAAAATATATACAATGAAATAAAACAAATTAAGAGCAAATTACTTTCTATATTTAGTAATTCAGGAACAAAATATTTTGAAAAATTAATTATCTTACTACTTGATAATAATAACATTGAAAATATTGATAGAGATAAATATAGTTTATTATGTAATTATGCACATCCTATTGGTTTTAAAATTTTAGATTGGAAAAATTATCACCCATCTACTAATAAAAACAAAAAATATATACAAAAGAATAAAATTATTGACGATAAAATGATAATAGAACATGCTAATAATTTAGAATGTTTAGATTTATCGAGAACAAATAAAACATTTCAAATACAAGTATACGGTATTAAGGTTATTATTCATAATGCTAAGAAGAGAGAAACATATATTATTTCGTGTTTAGTAGATGATATACTATTGTCATGTTTAGATAATTATTTTATATTAGATAAATATTCTAAATTAGATAGTGAAAAACCTACAGATAATGAATACAAAAATGAACATTGGGAAAATTTCAAAAAATTTTTGACTTTAAAAGATTTTTTAATATTAAATAATAATGAAATATATAGAAAATATATATCAATATTGACACAAAATAATTTTTATAAGCAAAAAAATATTTCACAAATTGTTAATGAATTTTTAAATAGTGATTTATATGTTCAAAGAAATATTTTGATTAATTTATTAGTTAAATCAAATGATAATGAATATCAATATATGTCTTATCTATTATATGATTTATTATCAAATGATAATCAATCTTCAATAGATACTATCGAACAAACTATGTTATACGATAGTTTACCTTGGCATTGTAAAGTTTATTTTAAAAATGCTATGAAACAAACAATTAGCTATACTAATCAGTTATGTAATTATGATGAAACAAAAATTCCATTAGAACAACAAATTTGCTTAATGAAAGCAAGTAATAATATAAAAGAAAAAGCAATGGTTAAGTTAAAAGAAATTAAAGCTAAAAGTGAAGATACAGGTTCTAAAGCGAGACATTATTTAGATGGTTTATTAAAAATTCCTTTTGGAATATATAAAGAAGAATATATTTTATCAATAAAAAAAGAATTAAATTCACAATTTACATTTTTATTAGTTTTGCCCATGATAAAAAACATAGAAAATTTTACAATTGATAAAAAAAATATTTATACTATAATAGAAATAAAAAATATAATTAAAAATATTACTGAAAATATTGTTCCAGAAATATTAAATAATATAAAAAATGATTATATTATTAATGCAAAAAAATTAAAAAAACGAGATATTGTAAAAATTAATACAAATATAAATAATTTTATAAGTAATAATAATTACAAGTATGATAATGTAGCTATTGCTAATAAAAAAATAGATTTTTTACTTAATAATGTAAATAATTTTATTAATTCTTTAAAAGAAAAAGATGACTTACTTAATTATTTAAAAATATTACCTGAATATGAAAATGAATATAATAATATTAAATTATTAGAAAAAAATATATTAGAAATTACAAATAAAATAGATACTATTTCACAATATATGAAAGATGTAAAGGCAAATTTAGATTCATCTGTATATGGTCATGATAATGCAAAAGAACAAATAGAAACTATTATAGCACAATGGATAAATGGTGAAAAATCTGGATATTGTTTTGGTTTTGAAGGCCCACCTGGTGTGGGTAAATGTCTCGCTAAAGACACACCTATTATGCTCTCTAATGGAGAAATTAAAATGGTTCAAAATATAACTTTGGAAGATAAATTAATGGGCGATGATAGCACACCACGCAATGTATTAGCTTTGGGAACCGGAATAGAAAAAATGTATAAAATAGAGCAAATAAAAGGAGATGATTACATAGTAAATGAAAGTCATATATTAAGTTTAAAGATGACAAAAGCAGGAAAAAAAGGAGATAAACATCAAATGATATTAGGAAGAAGATATTTTAAAAATGATATAGTAGATATTAGTATAAAAGATTATTTAAGTTTACCATTGTATTTAAAAGAATGTTTAAAAGGATATAAGGTAGGTTTAGATTTTGAAGAAAAAGAAGTAGATTTAGAACCATATGCTTTAGGATATTGGTTAGGAGATGGTGATTCATCAACTTTAAGAATAACTACAATTGAAAAACCAATAGTAGATTATTTTAAAGAATACGCCTTCAATAATGGTTTACAAATTACACAGGGAAAAAATGAAAAAAGTATGATAACATATCATATAACAACTGGATATACAGGAGGGAGAAGTGATAAAAATAAACTATTAAATTATCTAAAAAACCATAACTTAATTAATAATAAGCATATTCCCGAAATATATAAATGTAATTCAAGAAAAAATAGATTAAAATTATTAGCTGGTTTAATTGACAGCGATGGTTATTATAATAACGTAAATAATTCATTACAAATAACTGAAAAAAATAAAAAATTAGCAGATGATATTTTATTTTTAGTTCGCTCATTAGGATTTCGTGGAACAATGAAGGAATGCTCCAAATCTTGTATATATAAAGGCGAAAAGAAAACAGGACAATATCAAAGAATTATTATAACTGGTAGTGGTCGTGAAGAAATACCTGTATTATTAGAGAGAAAACAAGTAAAAGAACATAAACAAATAAAGGATGGATTAAATACAGGAATAAAAATAGTTCCTTTAGAAGAGGATAAATATTATGGATTTCAAATAGATGGTAATTCTAGATTTTTGTTAGGTGATTTTACCGTAACTCATAATACTTCGTTAGCTAAAAAAGGTATATCTAAATGTTTACAAGATTATGATGGTAAATCAAGACCTTTTTCTTTTATAGCAATAGGTGGTTCATCTAATGGTAGCACTTTAGAAGGTCATAATTACACATATGTTGGATCTACTTGGGGAAAAATTGTCGATGTCTTAATGGAAAATAAATGTATGAATCCAATAATTTTTATTGATGAATTAGATAAAATTAGTAAAACTGAACATGGTAGAGAAATAATTGGTATTTTAACTCATTTAATTGATTATACTCAAAATGATTCTTTTCAAGATAAATATTTTAATGGGGTAGATTTAGATTTGTCAAAAGTATTATTTATTTTTTCTTATAATGATGTTGATGCTATAGATAAGATTCTTTTGGATAGAATTCATAGAATTAAATTTAAACATCTTTCTCTAGAAGAGAAAATAACTATTACAAAAAATTTTATATTACCTGAACTATATACAAAAGTTGGATTTGAAAATGTTCTTTCCTTTCATGATGATGTATTGATTAATATAATTAATAATTTTACTTTGGAACCTGGAGTTAGAAAATTAAAAGAAATATTGTTTGAAATTATTGGAAAAATTAATTTAAAACTATTGAATAATGATTTTGATGAAAATACAAGTTTTCCAATAAATATTACTTATGAAATGATTAAAAATGATTATTTAAAAAATAGACATGAATTAAATATTAAAAATATTATTTCTGAACCAGATTTCGGTATAATTAATGGATTATGGGCAAATTCATTAGGACAAGGGGGATTATTGTATATAGAAGTAAAAAAAATTATATCTTCCACATTATTGGAATTAAAATTAACAGGTATGCAAGGTGATGTAATGAAAGAGAGTATGAATGTAGCGAAAACGGTTGCTATAGAAAAATACATGAATTCATGTAAAATTGATAAAATTGTTAAAGAATATAAAAATATTGGTCTTCATATTCATGTTCCAGAAGGAGCAACACCAAAGGATGGACCATCTGCGGGAGCTGCTATTACTACTGCTATTTATAGTGTTTTAATGAAGAAAAAAATAAATAATTTATTTGCTTTAACTGGTGAAATATCTTTACAAGGATTTGTTACTGAAATCGGTGGTTTAGATTTGAAAATTTTAGGTGGTATAAAATCGGGTGCTAAGAAATTTATTTATCCAAAGTGTAATACAAAAGATTTTAATGAATTTTATGAAAAATATAAAGAAAAGGAAATTTTAAAAGATATAGAATTTTATAGCGTTGAAAAAATAGATGAGGTTTTCAAATTGATTTTAATTGATTAATATATATTATAATATTTATATATATTAATATGATTACTGGACCTTATAATTTATTGATGTTATTTGGAGGTTTTGCTCCATTATTTTTAATATTATTTGTTATTTTAGCAAGTGCTTTTAATGGAACAATTCAAAATGGATTAATATATTTTTCAGGTATAATAGTTATATCTTTTCTTGCTTTTTTAATAAGTAAAATGATGGATAATTACAATATTGTAGAATCAAAAATGGCCAGTTTGAGTTGTAATATACTTGCAGCTGGTCAAAAATGGACAATTCCTAATTTAGATTCTACAGTATTAGCTTTTACTTTTGTATATTTATTATCACCCATGTTAGCAAATAGCCAAATG